TAATATACCCATGATATATGAGAACATGAGTGATAGTGCATTGGAAACGTTTGATCAGGATCACATATAGTAAACCAAGTCTTTGTAAAATTTATCTGAAAAGTTTTTTTATCTATATGAAAATGCTCAAGATATTGTACTATAGATTTCTTGAGTTCTCTGAAAAAAGGTATGAGTCTAGTGTCCTGATGTATCAGAACTTTACCATTCAACTCACCAGTTATTTTACCAGTAGAATTGTCAAAACTACCATCCTCAAAACTTTTATAAAGAGATGGTAGAAAACCTTTTATCTCTGTCTCATATACTATGATAGGAGATAACTGATGAAAATTATTAAAGGTCGTCTGCTGCACGGTTTTCTGAATCAGAGATATCGAAGTGACCGCCAGGATATCTTTTCTCTAGTTTCTTTACGTTTCTTTCTAATACTTCGTCAAAACTAATATCTAATGCCATACATGCTTGTGCTACGTACCACATAACGTCACCCAACTCAATAATAAGATGCTCTCTATTGTCGTCTGTCCAAGGTTTACCTTGAAATACCATCTTCTTAACGATCTCCAAGAACTCTCCGCTTTCAGCAGACATGCCAACAGCAGCAGTGGTAAGACGTTCAATATTGGCACCCTTTCTATCAAGTTCAACCAGACGATCAGCAAGATAGACAAAATCTTTAGAACTATCGGATGTGACAGCATCAACAAATTTTTCGTAACGTTTAAAATCTACAGTCATTTTCACTCTCCAAGACGATGAATAACAGGTTTTTCGTGTAGTAGTATTTTATATAGCAAACTATTTTCTGCACAAGATACAGGTTTAAATTCTTCTGATGCGTTGAATCCTTTGTATCTTTTTGCTTGATTAATTACTATAGATCCCTCTTTTCCTGACACAGATCTGTGCCAAGTTTTTGCAGGGATAATAAGTGCACCGCTATGCACATCTAATTTTACTATATGATATGGATATTTCCAAGTATTGTTAACTAACTCAAACGTTCTCTCTCCTGATACCACACGATTGTAGTCATCTTGATACTCATGTATATAAAATTGTTTTGCTCCTACTGCATCATCAGGAGGTGATATAGCAGCACCAGTGTGAACCACTAGATCTGATGCATTTGACTCATCAACTGATATATCATAGAAGATTACATCTTCTGTCTCACGAAACACTCGGTGTTTCTTGAACTGAATGTCACTCATACTTTTAATTGTGCAAATTTCTTAGACATCTCATCTTTACTTGGCAAATCAATGTCTTGGTTGGCATCTGTAATACCTTGTTGTGCCGATTGTTCTACATCATATAGTCTCATCTTTGCACGATCAATCCCTACAACGAACCTCTTGTTAATAGTAGGATCATTGTATCTATTCTTGAGTTGCTTGACCATTATTTGATTGATCTCTTCCAACTCTTCAGTAGATATAAGAGCGAACATAAGATCAGCAGTTGCAGGAAGACCAAAGGATTCACTTGTATCAGTAAGATCGACGTCACTACTACCGTAGCCAGAACGAGTCGTCTGAGTAGCGGAGACGATAGGTACGCAAGCCTCAACCGCAAGCCCACGGAGCTCTTCAGCAATCGCTTTAATATAGGAATACGAATTAACATTACCTAATTTAGAGTATCGGGATGATGCACAAATATTTAGATAGTCTATGTATATTATATCAGGTCTGAATGATTTTTTCAATGCCAGATCATTTAGTAATGATCTGAAATGACCTACATGTGCTGATGCTGTAGGATATTCTTTGATGACTAATTTTCCTTGTGTCTTCTTAGCAATATTAGATACCTTATTTTCAAACATAATCTTAGGTAACTCAGTAATATTTTGTATATCGCAGTTCAATAAGTTAGAGTCTATCCTCTCGGCAATCTTTTCTTCTGCCATCTCAAGAGTAATATACAAAACGTTCTTACCTTGGAGTAGAACAGAACTAGCACAATGACACATGAACAAAGACTTACCCACGCCAGTACCTGCAAGAGCAACATTGAGAGTCTTGTTAGGAAGACCGCCTTTTGTAATCTTGTTAAAGAACTCCAGATCAAAAGGAATCTTTTCTTCTTTTTGATGATAGAAGTCGTATCGTTCTTCGTAATCTTCAAGGTAATCGTGACCTATATGGTTATCGAATGTAACTGCTAATGCTTCTGATAATATACTTGGTATAGCACCCGCTGCTCTCTGCTCATCATTGCCTTCTGCGATCTTAATAGATGACATCAGTGCAAGATATAATGCTCTTTCTTTACACCACTTCTCAGTTGTATCTAATATCCATTCAAACTCAGATTTCTCTGTATCAATATTACCAATAGCTTTTACAATCTCGTGATGTTGGTCATCAGATATACCACCTACCTGACCAACTTCTATGACTAGTGCTTCTTTTGTAGGGATGGCACTATACTCTGTAAAGTATTTAGATACTATTTCAAATAATTTCTTACCTGTGGTGTCTGCAAAATACTCTGATTTAATGAAAGGCATTGCTTTACGCACATACTCTTCATCAAGTAATAAATTTTTTATAACTAACTGTTCTACTTCGTTCATAAATCAGGTCTAGTTGCAATCTCTATTGTACATGTAATAGTGACTCGCTCTCTTGTAACTGGTGGTGTGCTGTATTCTAAGTAAGATGGATGTATTACAACGTCACCTTGATTTACATATAATGACATAGCACTAGTCCATTCGTCAAGATTGGGATTTACTATCTGTAAAAAATCTTTAGCAGGATGATAAAACACATCTGCATCTTTACCTAAAAGATAATGTGTCAATGTATAATGACTTGGAAGAGTTCTAGATCTATCCATAGACTCTCCTTTTTTTAATACACTCAAACCCAAAGCAGTTATGAGTGCAACATGTGTATCATAAACACCTAATTCTTTTAGAAACTGTTCACAAATTTCTTCGTATGGTTTAGATAATAATTCTGGAACTTGAGATGATTTTTTTCTAAACGGTGCGGGATAATCAAATTTATTATTTTCGTATTCGTTCTCTGCCCACGTTACTTGAAATGCTCCTTGTTCTGTCGTAGCATCTATATTATATTTGCGAACAGGACATGCAAATATTTTGTCTATCATGATCCATATCTAAATTCTTGACCCGCTGCCCAATCAAGTTTCTCCATTATTTCTGCTGTGAAGTATTTGTCAGGATCCTTGAGAATAGCAGAAGGATAGACGCTAGACTCCCCAACAACAACACGGTTACCTTTACGTTCAAAAACTCCATATTTCTCACCCAGTTCCAGTAGTCCGTAATACTTGTCAAGTCCTCTTGCATCAAAATATAATCGTGTATCAACACTTGCATTCTCCTTTGTTAGACGCGACTTAGCAGCCTTTGCTTTGATAATGTTTCCGATGACATCCTTGCCATCTTTCTCTTTTTTCTTTGAGAGATATATGATTGTACTTGCAGCATACTTGAGTCCGCTACCTCCACCCATCTCTTTGGTGGGGACGTAAGCACCGACGACATCGTAGGTATGATTTGTGACCAGTAGTGGGACATTTGCTTTTCCAAGTTTCAATGTAAGAATTCTAAAGATTGCTTTCACAACTTGTGCTCTAGTCATGTCACGAGTGTCTTTACCCTCTGCACTGTCTGCTAGTTCTTTAGATGTGGAAAGCATACCCAAAGAGTCTAACACAAACATCATGGGTTTGCGATCTTCTGTCTTCTGTTCAAGATATTTATCTAGAATTTGTATAGCATTAGTTCTAAACTCTTGAACTGTAGTAACTGGAACAAGTATCATACGTGACCCATCTATGCCACGTTCGTCTATCATATCTTTTGTAACTGCTGCTTCACTCTCAAAGTAAACAACACCCGCATCTGGATTGTCACGTAGATAATTTTGAACTACACCTAGACAAAAGAATGTTTTACCTGTACCACTCTCTCCTGCTAGTGCAGTAATTTTATTACTTGGAACTCCTTTGTAGATAGATCCACTAACTAATGCATTGAAAATATATGATCCTGTATCAACAAAAGATTCAATGTCACCTACGCCACCCTCTGATAATAGTCCTGCGTAGTCATTGTCAATCTCTTTGACAATGTTTTTTAAAAATGATGTAGTCATGCAAATAAGAAATCTAACGTTGCTTTTCTCTCTGTCTCCCATCCTATCACAGAAGTGATGATTTGTAA